AAATAGTTTTGCATTAACCCCTAGACTAATTAAGTTTTCGAAAACAAGTCCAGCACCTCCAATTGCCCAAACTTCTTTTTGGTACTTAACGATTGGTACAGGAGCCTCAGGACTTAACCGTTCTGAAGTTCCGTATATATATTTGTCGACGATAACATCGCCCATCACTAAAACTTTTGACATAGCTATATTATACTATCTTTCGAGTTAGTTGTCAAGTAGATTAATTGTTTTAAACACAGTATCTAATTTAGTTAAGTTAACTTTACTTTGAAGTGTATTACGTAGTCCGTGATGCAACGGCTTAGGCCATTTAGTAAAGCTACACCAAGCATATCCATCATGTTCGTCATTAAGTTTAGGAATAAATTCTTCGTCAATGACACAAAGATATGTATGGAAGTGAAATCTACTATCAGGGGAGATAAAGCTTTCTAAAGGAAGAGTTTTCTTAATGTCTGGAATAAATCCAATTTCTTCCTCTATTTCTCTTTTAAGACCTTCCCATGGAGTTTCAGCACCTTCGTTAGTACCACCTACTAATCCCCATAGGTTATTACGGCGCCCTTGAGCCCGGTGTAAGAATAAAAATCTATTTGTATGTAATGTGTAAAACAGTGCGCCACTGCAAGTAATCATATCGTTCATATATATAATTAGCCGCCGAGTTCAATTCTCCATGTGCCAACTGGATAGTCGCCATCAACACTTAACAGCCATTCGTTGTTATTAAACCTATATTGAACACTTGTATTTAGATTAGTTGTATAAGTAATTTCAGTTGCAGCACTTGCGTCGAACACTATATTCCACTTAGAACCATTCCATTCGACAATGTCATTAGCACTTGCAACTAGCGCACTTGCATCTGCATTTTGCCAAGCAACTGGTGACTGTGTAGCTGTTATATCGCCAACATTATCTAATAGTAATAGTCTAACACCACTTACTTTAATATCAGTCGGATTATAGTTAGTTGGATCGATGATATAATCAATACTAGTACGAGCTGATATTACAGTATCGCTTGGAAAGCTATCTACGTCCCAATTCATTAGTATCTTACCTTCATCAAACGGACTTAGTGTAAATGTTCCTGTTATTGTTTTGTTATTATCAAAGTTTGTAAAGTACACCCGACTTACATCAGCAGCATACATACCAGGAAGTGCTTCGAATATTTCTCTCCAGTTCTTATTACCGACCATACCATTTGAAAATAATTGTGCTTCGTTGCCGTTTACAAATGTACCCCATGTAGCATAGTTAACATTTGCCATGTCTGCCGCAGTTTGAGATACTGCCTTCCTGCCAAATTTAGTTTCTGTTACGCCTGGGCGTGGAACGTCGTCGTATGCATTTAATATAGGCTTACTTACGCCATCTTCAATAGTACCTAATGTTTCATCAAACATACTTGTAATAATGTTTGTAATAACTCCCATCTTACGTACTTTAGTAGGTGGACTAATATATATAGGAATACTAAATGTAAGTGTGCAAATATCTATTTCACTATCAATACCAACAGGAACACTTCTATTAGACCAAGTTACATTCTCTAAATTAACAACACTAATGCTAGTCCAGTCAATAAAGTTATCAGTAGTTTGCATTTCTAAACTAGGATTAAACAATACAAGTATTTGCTCTAATAGCTGTAATTTTTGATCTGTGTTTGTTGTCCAAATATCTGCATTTAGTCGCATCATATAAGGTGTGGGTATTAATCGTTCAACTGTATAGTTCTTACCTTGAGTGTTTAAGTATTCTTTAGCTGATGTATCGTATTCGCGCTCTCGAATAGTTGTTTTGCGTGTATATGTTGAATCAGTTAACCGGTCCTTGTCTAACTCTAATCCTGTTAAGTAAACAGCAATGCGCGGAGCACTTGGTAATTTGTTCTCTGAGTTTTCTCTAATAATGTTTGCTACTTGTCGACTTAAATCGCCGTAGGTAACGGGAACTTCTTTCTGCACACCTTTGCCGTCTTGTACAGGAAAGTTTGCAAGTATACGCATCATTTGTGTAAGGTATCTCCTTACTTGACCATCATAAAAATGTTGCATTATGTATTATCCGCCTTAGGTTTAAGTGCTTTGGACAAACTTTGTCTCTCTTGGACTACTTCACCATCAATAGTGGCAGTCTTAGTATTATTAATAAACGATGACTTTTGCGTCTGTCGTTCAAGTGTATTACTTAGTGACATTCTGATATCATCTTGCACTTTAACCCAACGTGCGCCATCATACCGGAACATTCTATTTGGTAAAAAGTCTGTACGTAAAAAGTAATCACCGTCTTCGTTATTAGTTGGGAACTGTATGCCAAAGCCGAATGGTGCACCATTCGGAGCAACATCGCCTGTGCCAACAAGGTATCCTGAATAACCTTCTCTGTCAGGTCTGCCAGTAATAGCGTCAGCATTAAAGTTAGAATTACTTGCATCTATATCTGTATCATCTGCTGATTGAATAGCAACACTACCGTCATCATTTGTAGCAATAGAGTAGTAATGACTTATATCGTAGCCACTCTTAGGAGCGTCAGCAGTTGCTTGCGCAACAACTGCATTAGAAATTTGCATCTCTTTATCGTATGTAGATAATAGATCTCTAAGTGTATCAGCAGACCCTTCTTCCATAGGAAGATCCATTATTTCTGCGTATTCTTGACCATCGTATATCTGCTTTAGTTTTAAACGATATAAGTGTGGATACCAAGTATGGCTAAATCCTTCTGCTGCTCGGTTAACATCTTCTACAACGTAAAAGCGTTTAAGTGCAACTCTATGATCATTAAGAGCATGTTCGTCTTTTAAATGTGGTAACTCAATTACGTCACCTGACATAATTTTTCTACCTAAGGTTTTAACACTACTATTAATATGTATAGTAAGCATTAATGTATCATTACTTAGAAATAATCCAAATTGACTTAAATCAAAATCAATGTCTTGAATATTGTAGATACCTCGCATACTATAAACATCAGGATCATATTTTCTGTCTCTGTTTTCAAGAAATAATAAGTCTTGTATATTAGTTTCTTTAACAGCATCGTATGTTGGCTGATCTGCGGTACCTTCACCCACAGCAGGATTTTCAGCTCCTAAGAACTTGTGAATGTTAAGGTCGGTGCCACCGATGGTGAACATTTCTTGGATTTGTTTGTCCAAGAAATAGTAATCGTTGCCACGTTCTGGTTTATATAATGATAAGCGAGGGATAGCTCTTCTCCTATTCGTTATACATATTTATCGTTAAGATAAATACTAATGGAGAACTTCACATGACAACAGCAACACAAAAGCAAGAAGTATTTGATTATGTACATACATTCCTCGGTGGAGGCATGGTTGATGTCGAACTTGATCCAATACATTACCAAGCAGCTTTAACAAAAGCACTAACACGTTTTAGACAACGTTCAGATAATTCAGTGGAAGAGAGCTACTTATTCTTAACCACTGTCACAGATCAAAACGAATATGTATTACCTAATGTAGTAATGGAAGTTCGTAAATTGCATCGCCGAAGCATTGGCTCTCGCGGCAATAGTGGCGGAGGCGGAAGCTCATTTGAACCGTTTAACGCAGCTTACACAAATACATATTTGTTAACAGGTTCTAAACTAGGCGGACTAGCAACATACGATATGTTTTCGCAGCACCAAGAATTAGTTGGACGCATGTTCGGCTCAGAAATTGAGTTTGTATGGAATAATACTAATAAGAAACTAACATTGTTACAACGTCCGAGAGCAGAAGAAGAATTATTACTATTTGCTTATAACTATCGTCCAGACAGTGAATTATTAGCAGACTATCTAGCAATACAATGGCTGAAGGATTATACACTAGCAGCATGCAAATATATGCTAGGCGAAGCACGTAGTAAGTTTGCTACTATTGCAGGACCACAAGGCGGATCGACGCTAAATGGCGACACACTTAAAGCAGAAGCACAGCAAGAAATGGACAAACTCGAATCAGAAGTTTCCATGGCAGTTGCTGGTGGCACAGGATACGGCTTCTTAATAGGATAAAAATACTTGACAGCTCCTAACTTTTAATGTATAATATATATAATTAGTTAGGAGATTCATATGAGCAACCCCAAGTTATTAGTAATCGGACACGGCAGACATGGTAAAGACACAGTTTGTGAGATGCTACGTGACAGTTACGGGTACACTTTTGAAAGCAGTTCGAAATTTTGCAGTTTACAATTTATATATAATGACCTAAAGGAAAAGTATGGATACGCTAATGAGGAAGAGTGTTATGCTGACAGGCATAATCACAGAGCAGAATGGTATAATGCTATTTGTGATTATAATGTTCCTGATGCAGCAACTTTAGGTAGAGAGATGTTTGAAGCTTACGATATCTATTGTGGGTTACGCAACAAACGTGAATTCTTTGCAATGCAAAACACTGGCGTATTTGATTACTGTATTTGGGTTGATCGCAGTATACATCTAGAAGCTGAATCTACTGACTCAATGAGCTTAGAGCAATGGATGTCTGATTTTACAATTGATAACAACGGCACATTAGAAGATTTAAAGTTTAATTTGGATCAGTTAATGAACTACTTAGAAGTCAGGACGTAAGTCTCCTTGCTTCCAGCGCATTCCTTCTTTTTGTAAAGTACGCTGGCAATTAGCACATATAGTTTTAAGATTAGTGTGCCTGCAATTCTTTAAATCTCCATCAATATGAAATACATTGAACACTTCAGGAGCCTTACTTTTAAATCCGCACTTTTCACAAGACTCTTTTTTAACATACCCTCGTTGTTTCCATAACGGTATTCCGTGATTATCGCCGTTGCGTAAACATTTCTCACATCTCTTCCTATAATAAATTTTTCCATCTTTTTTATAGTTAATCGCCGCTGGACGGTGCTTGCATATACATAGTGGTCTCATATTGTATTTACCTTACCTTTTCGGTACCTTTTCCGGCTTAGTTTGCTAGGTGTTTTATTCCGAATGTAATAAATACTGTATAGAGAATACAACACTTTAATATCCAACAGGAGAGATAACATGGCATTAGTATCACCAGGTGTAGAAGTCAAAGTAATTGACGAATCATTCTACACACCAGCAGCGGCTGGAACGGTACCTATGATCTTTGTGGCTACAGCTAGTAATAAAACTAAAAGTAGCGGCACAGGAACAGCACCGGGTACCATCAAAGTAAATGCAGGGAAACCTTATTTAATCACTAGTCAGCGAGAGCTTGGCGAGACATTTGGCGATCCACTATTTTATAGTGACAATAACGGCAACATGATTCACGGTGGTGAGCTTAATGAATACGGCTTACAAGCTGCTTATTCTACATTAGGTGTTAGCAACCGTGCATACGTTGTACGTGCAGATTTAGACGCATCTGAACTTGCAGCAGCAGCAGTAGCACCAGGCGGCGCACCAGCAAATGGCGCATATTGGAATGATACTAGCACTAGTAACTACGGCATCTTACAATGGAATGGCGCAGCTATAACAGTAGTGGGCGGCCAAAGCTTTACAGCAAAAAAGCCAATTGTACTTACAGTAATAACTGATTTAGTTGGAAATGCACTAGCAGGTATACCTAAAGCTTCAATTGGAGCAATTGGTGATTTTGCAATAGATGCAAACGATAATATGAACAGGTTGTATCAAAAGTCAGCAGGCTTTGGCACAACTGCTCAACGAGCAGGCAACACAGGTACTTGGGTAGAAGTAGGAAGCAATTCATGGAAATCAAGCTTTGCAGCAACACGCGGCACAGCAAGTAATCCTGTATTAACAACTAGTCATTCAATTGCACTTAATGGCACTGATATTCCATTAGCAACAGGAACAACAATTGCAGCTTTTGTAACTATTGTTAACGCAGCAGGAATTGCTGGTGTTACAGCAGCATTAGTTGATGGATCAATTGAAATTTATGCAAATGCTCTTAGTGCTAGTGATGGCGCAACAGCAGATGGTAAAGTATTAATTGCAGCTGGAACTGGAACATTATTAGCTAACTTAGGTTTAGTAGCAGCTACCTATAGTGGACCACGTTTAGAAGCAGCACCACACACAGCAGTACCTGCTTACAAAACAGCAGACGCAAATTCTGCACCAACTGGAAGTATTTGGATTAAAACAACTACTCCAAATGGCGGAGCAAACATTAGTGTAAAGCAGTACAGCACAGCTACACAGCTTTGGACAACTGTTACAGCACCATTGTATACTACAGCACAAGGAGCTATATACGGGCTTGATAAGACAGGTGGCGGCGCAAATCTTTTAGCTGGCGCATTGTATATTAAGACTAACGTAGGCGAACTTGCTAACCCAATTGGTAACTACAAGATATATTCTAGGGTAGCAGCCGGAGCAACTAGTGTAACTGGTACAGTAATTGCAGCACAAATGACAGGAGCTACATATACATTTACACTCCAAGAAACTAAAGCTAATAGTGCAGCACTAACAACAGCAGTAACAGTAAGTGTTACAACTACAGCAGCATCTACTGATGCAGAATTAGTTGCAGCAGCTATTAACGCTAGAGGATTAGTTAATGTTATCGCACTAGTTGATTCACAAAATAGAGTTGTAATCCAGCATAAATTAGGCGGCGAAATTAGAATAGTTGATACTGATGGCGGACTAGCACTAGCTGGTTTTTCAGCAGCAAATACAGCTAATCTTTACGCAGGTGTAAACGCTCTTGTAGCTTCTAACTGGAAGCCGCTAGTTTATACAGCATCAAGCACAGAGCCGTTAAGCTTATCTACACAAGGACAGTTATGGTATAGTAGTGTAGTTGACGAAGTTGATTTGCTTGTACACAATGGCGAGGCGTGGGTTGGATTAAACTACGTAGGCGGAGCTGGCTTATCAGCAGTTTCAAGTCCATACACAGGAACAGATGCAACTGGTCCACAAGTTGCAGCTAAAGCACCAACTACACAGGCAGATTTAACTGCACTAGTTGAAGGTGATATTTGGGTTAGCACAGCTAGTGTTGAAAACTATCCAGCAATTTACAGATGGAACGCAACGTTGGTGAAGTGGATCTTACTTGATAAAGCAGATCAAACTACTGAAAACGGCGTATTATTTGCAGATGCACGTGAAGGTGATACAGGCGGCACAGCAACAGACGCGCCAAGCGCAACTATTGCAGAACTACTTATAAGTGACTTTGTAGACACAGATTGTCCAGATCCTGCACTATACCCAACTGGTATGTTGTTATGGAACTTACGCAAGAGTGGCTTTAACGTTAAGCGTTTTGAGCGTACTTATGTAGACGTAGCAGCTAAAAACATCCGTCAGCAAACAGCTGGTGTTGGTGCTTCAATGGCAGCTTACTATCCACATCGTTGGGTTACTGATTCAGGCAACCAAGCAGATGGTTCAGGAAGCTTTGGACGTCACGCACAACGTAAGAGTGTTGTACAAGCGTTACAATCATTAGTTAATAGTAACCAAGATATACGCGACGAAGAAAGTCGTCAGTTTAACTTGTTAGCAGCACCTGGTTATCCAGAGCTAATTGGTGAAATGATTACATTAAACTATGACAGACGCTTAACTGCTTTTGTTGTTGGTGATACACCATTACGTTTATCACCTGATGCAACTTCATTAAATGAATGGGGTACTAATATTAAACTAGCACTTGAAGATAATGACAAAGGTGCAGTAAGCTTTGACGAGTACATGGCTATGTATTACGGTGCTGGCTTTACAAGTGATAACGCTGGTAACAACATTGTTGTTCCTGCAAGTCACATGGCATTACGTACTATTATACTTAATGATCAAGTTGCTTTCCCTTGGTTTGCTCCAGCAGGAACGCGACGCGGTGGTGTAAGTAACGCTACTAGTTCAGGTTTCCTTACTAGTACAGGCGAATTTAAGTCAGTAGCATTAAACACTGGACAGCGCGATACACTTTATTCAAATGCAATTAACCCAATAACGTTCCTAGCAGGAGCAGGGCTTGTAGTATTTGGTCAAAAGACTCGTGCAAGAAATGCAAGTGCGTTGGATCGTGTTAACGTAGCACGTTTAACTGTTTACTTGCGTGGACAGCTAGAGCTATTAGCGAAACCTTACTTGTTTGAGCCAAATGACAAGATCACAAGAGATCAAGTTAAAGCAGCCGCTGATGCGCTATTACTAGAATTAGTAGCACTAAGAGCACTTTACGACTTCTTAGTTGTGTGTGATGAAAGTAACAACACACCAGCAAGAATAGACCGTAACGAGCTATA